TAGACGGCAAAGCAAATTATGGCACCTACCCGACGCTGGGTGGCTGCCTTTCGGCTGCCAAACTTGCGCTGCAAAAACACAACCTCGCCATTATGCAAATGGTGGTTGCAGGTGACGAAGAAGAGGTAGACCGGTTGGTCACTCGCGTGATCCATGTTTCCGGCAGTTTTATCGAGGACGGCGGCGTGCCGTTGTACTGCGCGGAAAAAAACAACCCCCAAAAAATGGGGAGCTGCATCACATACGCTCGCCGTTATGGATTGTTGGCGATGATTGGCTGCGTCGGAGACGACGACGATGACGGTCAGGCTGCTACCCCTGTCCGTGAATTGCCGGGCTCGAAGATTAAGCCACAGCCAGTGAAAAAAATTGCGGCAGATATTCCGTTCGATGAAAGCGAAGCGACCGCCGATTATTCGACATGGGTGGCAGAGGCAATCGCTGGTTTTGAAAAACACAACACCATCGTGATGCACGAGGCGTGGGTTTCCATCAACACAGACACGTTAAAACAGCTAACGAATACACCACATTTGAGAGAAGAAGTTCTAGCAGCATGGCAAAAAAGAAAAGGAGTACTGGTAAATGAATGATCGATTTAAGACCGTCCTAAAAAGCAGCACGTTTAGAAATGAGGACCGCTGGCAGGGCACAGAGCCACTTCAAAAGGGCAAGCCTAATTGGGGCAATGGTAAGCTAGTCATCCAACAGGCCATCGAGCCTGGCACATACCGGGTCGGTGCCTGGCAATATGCTGATGGCAACATGTCCTTTGAGGTCACGCTCGACACGCAACCACCAGAAGTGCAGATAGGCGGCGCAGATGATTTCAAATGAACAGAGCTTGCTGGTGAGCGTCGGCGATGCTTGCCGTCTTTTGTTCGGGCAAAACACAGCCACGGACAAGGCGCGCATTTATCGGATGATCCACACGAAGAAAATTGAAGCCAAAATTTTTGGCGCGCGGAACTATTACATTCCCAGGACAGAAATTGAGCGCATTGCAAAATCAGCGGAATGATGTGCTGTGCGTTTGGCCTACCCTCGGTGAGTTGCACATCCTCGCCGAGGGAAAGCATTTAAAAAGATCTATGAGCTCTCAGAAGCTTTATTGGTTGGCAAAAAGAGTTTTGGATGCCGCAATCGAAACACAAAGACACGAACAAGCCAGCGATACCTAAAGAGCCCTGCTGCTACTGCAACAAGGCTCTGGGTCTTCACGATTGGGTGGCTAATGGGGCAGGGGAGCTGCTTCACTACCCCACCTGTTGGGAACGCCGTTCCCAGGCCGCTTCCATGCCATCGGCATCCACAATGTCTCGCTCAACATCATCGAACCAATGAGAATAAATGTCTCGCGTGGTATCGATCTTCGCATGGCCTAAAAGCTCTGCAACTTTGCTATAATTTTCACCGTAAAAGTCAAAGCAATTTGAGGCATAGACGTGCCGTAATTCGTGCAATTTCATTTCCCGTTCCGGGTATGGTTTAAACCCGACTGTCTTACACGCTGCTCTTAAAACATTCTGGCGAAGGTGCCAGGAGTTCGTCAACATTTTCAAATTAGGGGTAATAAAAACTCGATCCTCAGCATCAGAGCACGGTGACCGCAACTTCCATTCTCGTAGTTTTGCAATCAGCGAAGAGCCGACCGGGATAATACGTTCTTTGTGATTTCGGCGTTTATCCTTGCTCGTATCTTTTGGCGCACCAACCACAACCCCGTGCTGATCTTTTCTTATCGCGGTACGCACTAAAATTCTTTTGTTATCAAATTCGATATACTTCCATTTTAATGCAGCCAGCTCGCCAAATCGTAGCCCGGTACGGCAGAGAAAAAGAAGTGCCAGTGCGAAGCACCATGTAATATTGCCGTGCACTTGCTCAGCATCTTCAGCAGCTTTAATCACCGCCGCAATCTTATGTGGCGGGAAGGGGGCTAGGGGCGCGTCTTCGATTTCTTGTTCAGTCTGCCCATACTTTTTTCTTTTGTTTTTGATATTTCGAGCTGGGTTCTCAAGACACCACTTTTCTTCTTTCGCTACATCAAGAACAGCAATCAATGTGAGTTTGTATTCGTTTTGCGTGCTGTCTGATCGATGTGAAAATTCTTTCAATAAATTTTTACAGTCGTCTTTTGTCAGGTCAGCGGTTTTTAATTGACCGAAAATGTTGCCGTCAACAACCCTCGGTGTGTAATTGTTGAGATATTTGCCGTGTATATCCTTTTCATAATATCCCTCCTTGCGGCACCGCCAGTGACGTGACGGGAGGTCTTTAAATTTGTCTTTAACAATACGCTCTTTTACATCGACGAAGGCGCGCGCTCTTGCGTCACTATCGCGAAAATGACCCCAGACAATGCAGCCCTCGTCATACTCTTCTTTAATCCTTTTTTGATAAAGATCGACCGCAGCGCGAAGTGTCCCAGATTCGAACGTCGTACTACCCCCAGTAAAAATTTCTAAAATTTGCCGGGCTCTTTGAATTGCTTCTTCTTCCGTCGCCAGCCATTCAGGGTTTTGACCCCGGACACGGACCGCGTAGGCCGCGCGTTTTATGCGAGCCTTCGATGGGCTCCAGGTTACCTTTACTTTAAGGGTTTTATTTTGCGAATTGGACTGATTGAAACTTTCTATAACTTTTGATTTTGACATTTGGCTCTCCTTTGCTCGTGTTTATTAGTTACGAATATAGTAACTAATAGTTACCTTTACAAGGAGCACAGCCCGTTAAGGCTAAAAAAACAGGCAACGCTTCTACCCGTTTTGTTTCCCGATTGTTTCCCAAACCATTTAGTCTCTTGCGAACTTCTTTGTTTTCAATTACTTAAAGCCCGTCGGGGTGTAGCGCAGCCTGGTAGCGCAACAGCATATCCACGAGATATTAGTTACTCGAAAACGAATAAATGACGGAAAACCTCACTACTCGTAAAAGCCGTCGCTGAGCTTATCTTAAATCAATTGCCAGTAACAGAAGCTTTTATTTCCCTTTTGTTTCCCAAATTGTTTCCCGTTACCTAGCAGTTCTCAACCGCTCGGCAAGCCTGTTTGCGCGAGCTGGTGTTTGCTCCGCAAATCTGCTCTGCAAAAGCTCGTCCGCTGCCTGTGGAATTTCATCGTGCTCAATGTGGCCGAGTGTTTTCGAGAACTTCAAAAGAGTTGGTAGACCCAGCTGAAAACAAAGCTCGATGAGAACGCCGCCTACACGTCGATCTAGTCCTGCAAAAAAGGGCAAAGCCCTTTCGAGCTCAGCGACCGTTCGCTCGACGTCGTTGTGCAGGAGAACCTCGGCTTCATCTTCCGTGATGCCGAGCCCTGTCTTCGAAATGTTTCTCCCGTACCCTATCGTCGCGTGGCCCATAGAACATTCATAAACGCTCGCACTGTAGCCCTCTTCGATTTTAAGATTTTCGACCACTTCTTCGAGTGAATATATAACTGTCATTTTCGTACCGCCTTTGTGATGCCGCCGATCAACGCTGGTACGCTGTTTTTCAGCACGCTGATCCCCCAGATGCCACCGACCATGCTCAGCACAATTTGAATGTACCAGTCCGGCATTACGGTGAGAGCGACTTGAAAATAGGCTTGCACGGCAATCGGATCAAAAGCGGCCCAAATGAGCGGGAAGACAAAGACGCCGAAGCTGATGCGCCGCAACCATTTGTCTTTATCCGTGAGGTTAGCCATCTCCCAATCGTGATTGTTGCTGTTAGTGTCGAGAAGAAGCCTGGCTTTGTTTTGCTTCTCCGCCTTTTTCATTTCCTGCTCGGACATGACGTAATCTTTGACGCCGTTTACGATAGGCCCAAGGATACCGCTGAATAAGCCCATCATTATTTTTTAGCCTGGGCAAAACTGGTCGCCCCGAAGTACACGGCGACCAGGCCACCCAGGGCATAAAAAATAGGCCCAATCGGAGCGGACTTGTAATCTTCAGGGTTGAGCAAAACGCAAATCACTGTTGCGGCCATCAAGCCCAGCGATGCCCAGCACATTAAACGCCTATTAACCTGGTACGCAGCTTTGTCTGGTATGTTGTCAACTTTTTCATCAGCCATTCTATTTCCTCAAAAGTGGGTTGTTTAGCGCTCGCTGAAGTTTCTTGTTCAAAGTTGCTTGAAGAGCGTCAAGCTTCCCGTCTACGCTGGAAATTTTCAAATCAAACCTTTCGCTCGCGCTCGCAGTAATCGACCGCAGCGTTGTTTCTGCTTCGCGCATCGCGGATCTCGTATCCGCATCCGCCGCTCTAGACCTTCTGTCTACGCCGCCGACTGATTTATAGAGTTTCGCGGAATCATTACGCTGATCGTCTCGAAGATCACGGGCGAGCTGTTGTATCTCGCCAACTCTTAATCTTACCGAAGCCATCTCTTTCCTGACGGCGTCGACGGTTTCGTTTTGCACTGCTAATTCTTGTCGAATGCCTGATAGGTCAGGCGCAGAATAAGAAGATATCTTTTTCTCCATTGCGACCCACCTGGCATACACCTCTGCCCCTGCGAAAACAGACCCGCCCAAAGTCGATAATGCCATCACGACCGCAATCATCTTGCCGCCTTTGAATTTTATGCCACCAACTTCAACTTCAGCCATCTATTTTCTCCACTGAGTTTCGACAAGCGCATTATGTCGGCCATTACTAGTGCCAAACACGAGATAATTCTGCATACGGTCCACCATCGAGGGGCCGTCTGGAATACCCCTTGTGCTAAAAAACTTTGGTGAATCTGGGATACCTGCTCCTTTGAGCAGCCCTTTGTTTTGCCCTATAATGCCCATCGCAACTAAGGTCACCGTCTGAGCCTGTGCGCCGTACTTTTGGCTGGGAGCTATTGCAGCGACAACTCTCTGCGCCGCAGCGGCAACGGGGGAGACGGGCGCTGCTACTACAGTGGTTGGGGCAGCTCTGCGGTTCTTAGCTTTAGCTTTAGCCGCAGGTTTTTTCTCTGCTGTCTTTGTTTTTTCCACGACTGGTTCGGCTGTTGGTTCGGCTGCTGCTGGTTCCGATATCGCAGCTTCAATCGTCGCCTCCGCCTGTTGTGTCTCCGCCTGTTGTGTCTCCGTGGCGGGAGCGGCGGCTTGAATTGTAGGGGCGGCAGGAGGGGCGGTTGCTGCTGTTGACATGGACGGCGTAACTGCCGCATCCGCAGGAGGGGGCGACGAAGCGGTTACTGCTGTTGACGGAGGTGCGGCGGTTACTGTAGGCGCTGCGGAAGTCGTGTACGTCGCTGCGCTGGCAACGGTGTATGTCGGCAAGACGGGGGTCGTTCCAGTAATGTCCGTCGTTTCTATTTCAGTCTCAATTACCGTCTCGGTCAAATCGGTAATCACCGTTGGTATTTTAGTTATTACCAGAGCCGTCTGATAATCCAATGTCATAGTCGGATTGCTAAACTGTGGACCGAAATAGCCCACCGGGTATCCAGCGTCTATTCCAAAGAGTTCAAATGAAACCGTCAAAACCCCGTAAGAATTGGCACCGACTGTATCTGTGAAACTAAAGTCTTGAAGGCCAGACCAGTCAAGTTCTTCCTCGTGCTTGAAAGTCTCGACGATTGTCTCACCGTCTTTAAAATTTACCGTCAGGCTAAACATATCTTTGCAGTCGCCTTGTTGCAGGACGCCGCCAGTGCAACTTTGCAGACTTGCGTTACTGGAATGTGAGTTAATAGTTACGCCAGTGTTGAGCGTGAAGCCAAGATTAATTTCTGCCTGCGTCAACGGAATAATGTTGAAATTGCTAGTGTAGGTTCCACCACCCTCGACCGTGCCTGATGTGCAATATTTTCCAGCTTGACAACCTGAACCTGTTCCAACCGATGTCCCTTCCGATGCCGTCATGTCCGACATGGCAGGAGAAAGATTGCTGGTAGTTAAATTCTCAGCTTTTACTATTCCAACAAACATCAAAACAGCCACACTAATGACAAACAAATAACCCGCCGCGACAAGAATTGTGACCAAACGGTGAGGGCGCATCATTTTGGATACCCGTCGTCAGATTCAACGTCGATAGATTCGTTTTTCTCTGCCGCAGCTTCTTTAATCTTAATTGCGTCAGCCCGTAGCTTCGAGCCTTCCGGTGATTCCTCTGGGTTAGCCATCCAAGAAAGTTTTGCTTCACGGCCTATTTTGCCATCATACGGACAGTAGGTTCCTGCCTGTTTCATGGCATTGAACACCCTGACATCCTGACAGAGGAGGGAAACGCCTGCGACCTTGAGGCCCATACCATAGAGACTGCGAGCCAGCTTCAGCCGCTCACAGTTTTTGTCTCTGACAGTAGTACCAACCGCCGCTCCAAAAACGGAAGTTTGAATCGCAGAACTAAGGCCAGTCACGCAAACGTCAGAATTATTGACAACGATGGAGGGGGCAGAGGCGGTGCTTGGAGACTTGTCAATGACGGTGCTGCCGCTGTTGCTACTAACCGTATTGCTTGCCGTCGTATTGCTGACAGTATTGGACGACGAGCTAACCGTGTTGGAAGAGGAGCTAACCGTATTGCTGGCCGTCGTATTCGTGACAGTGTCGGTGGCATTGGCGGCTGCCACAGACAAAACCAAGCTCGCAGCGGCAGCCGCCCAAAGGGATTTCATTTGAACAACAGGCTGCATAGTAAAATTATGATAGCTCCTGCACCCCCCAGGATAGTCGTCTCCAACCGCTTAACTCTGCTCAAAAGCTCCCCCATTCGTTGAGCGCAAATCTGCTCGTGCGTTTCGATCCTTGCGCTAACTTCCACCACGGTTGGACGTGCCATGTTTTTCCTTCCTGCCCTCAAATTGCGGACATAAAAAAACCGCCGTTAAGCGGTTCGTCAGAATAGTGTTAAA